ATGATAAATTAAAGCTTATCAAACTTAGACATTAACTAGTAATAGTGGGCTATGTCTATAACCACAATAGAAAAGTTTTATAAGAAAAACAGTTCAAAAACTACGCCATTTATAAGTAAAAGGCGCCAAAACTATAAAAACTCCTTATGAAGAAGGAGCACCCATGCTATAACTATACATCACAGGAACGCCAGTAAAGAAGAAAAGAGTATAATCTTCACCAGCTGCAACCCAATCCTGAAATGACTGAGCCAAAACGCTATTAAGTCCACCACCAGTATCATCAATAGTAACAGCCTGCACACGAGCAGAATCACTAGAATTAGATGCAGCACCAATTATACGAGCTGAAGAGAAACGCTGACCATTATAGTAAGGCATCTCATATTCAATAGTATTATTAATGCCAATATTAGTAGCAGCAGCACCACCTCCAGTAAAACGACCCATACGATCAGAGAGCTGCTCAGCATTCAGAGGACCAAGATCATATTCACTCTGCTGCCAGTCAAGATTCTGAGTAAAACCACTCCTAGACACAATAGGATTAGCATAAAAATCAGAATTACCAGCAAAAAGCAGCTTATGCCTGAGACTTCCTCTCCAACCAGCAAACATAGGAGAGAAATAAGAAATAGGACTACTCTGAGCAATAGAACCAGGAGAACCAGAAAGAGTAGAATCCCTACCCTCAGGATCATAACCAGACTGAACAGGCAAGGCCTTCAAATTCTTAGTATTAATAGAAAGCTGACCCTGCCCAGAAGGCTGAGGCACAACATAACTCTTATTATACACATAACGCCTCATCAATTCCCTAATAGAAGTAGGACTCTCTCCAAAAAACACTTCCATAGTATGATCATCAGGCTGCTCTACAACATTAATAGGATCCAACGAATTAGACCCAGTAGGCATACCTGACTCAGCAGACTCACCATCAGCTGCAACCTCTCCTGACTGAGGAGTAAAACGCAAAGCAGGAGTAGCAGAAGGAAAATAATGCAGATTCCTCAACTTATCAGCTGAAGGAGCTCCCCACTTAAGATCACAGCCAGAAACAGAAACGATAATCTGAATAGGAGAATCAAGAGAAGGAGAAACAAGGCTATTAACAACATTAACCTCAATAACTCCATTCTGACGCTCATCACTATCAGTAGTCAAACGAGTAGTACCATAAGTATTATTAGCAACAGTAGTACTCATCTGCTGAAGATTCAGAAAAGGACGAGACTGACCCCAGCCAACCTCAATCTCAAAATCATCCTCCTCAGCAAGATCAATAACACGAGAATAATTAGTATTATAGTCCACATCAGCACCAAAAGAACGAGGATCATACCTCACAAGGATACGACCCTTATGAAACTGACTCTTCACAATCTGAAATCTATACTTAATAGTACCATGCCACTGACTAAAATACTGAGACATAGCAGACATAGGAGTCATATGCAATTCATCACCCTGAGCACGAGCAAGATTAGGAGTAACATAAGAATTCCAAAGTAACTTATCAACAGGATCAGTAGGACTCATAGTAAAGGAAGTAAGATAAGACTCACGAGAACAAATAGAGTCAATAGTCATCTGATCAGATCCATCAAGTCCTACAGTACGAGAATCAATAGTAAGCTCCTGCTTAGAATCAAGAGTAAGACGATTCACAGCATCAGCTGCATCAACATTAGCAAGATTACCAGTAGGACTAGGCTTCTGAAGTACGATATCAGAAATGACTGCAGGACGAGAATATCCAAACAAAGCAGCAATCTGACCAACCTTAGTAGCAACCATCTCAGTAGCACGAGCATAAGGAGCAATCATAGGAATAGATTCCAACATACCTGCAGCCTTAGCTATAGCAGAAGCAGGAGCTGAGATGATACCCTTACCATACTCATCTCCACTATTCATAGTAGTAGACTTCCCAGTCTTCTTCTTAGAATTCTTCTTACCACCAGCCTGAGGCACAAATGCAGTAAGGCTAGTAGGCATAGTAAGAGAAACATTCTCCATCCAGCCCCAGACCTGAATAGTAACAGGATCATCACCTCCATTAGCATGACGCAACTGATCAAAGGACTTCACAGTAAGAAGACCTAACTCAGACTGCTCTCCCTTAGACAAAGAGATATAATTATTACGATAAAAGAAAGGCAACGACATCTCTCCACCCTCATTCTTAGAAGGATTCAGATAAATATGAGGCTTCTGACTAGCTCCAACGAGATCAACATCCAAGAAATTACGCTGAATAGACAGATCATCAAAAGCAGAGGCAGGATTATAGGACACAAGAGAACGCCCATAATGAAATCCAGTACCTGAAATCAGAACCTTAATATGCATAGTACCACGCAAAAGCTCATAATTAGCAATCTTAGATCTGACAAAAGAATCATTCAGAAATACTTCCCAAGGATTAACATCAAAAAATAGAGGCTGACCAACAGCCCAAGTCTGAGTAGTAAGCTTAACAGGACGCTCAAGGAAAGCACCCAAATCACTACCAACCTTAGTAGCAGTATCCATAGTATCATCATAACCAGCAGAAATATCAGTCATCCAACCAGCAGACTGATCATTAAATCCAACAACCTGCTCACTCTGCACATCAGATGCAGTAGTAACAGATACCCCA